TGCGGCTCGAGATCCTCCGCTCCCTCGGGGAGCTCGAAACTGAGGTTGATCGACTCCTCCCAGGCGTCAGCGTCGCCCGAGGTGAGCTCCTCAACCCCTTTGAGGTCGGCCCAATGGTCGCCGTAGGTAACTCGCATGGTGCGCTCCTGTCAGTACGTGGGCACTGCGTTCGTGAGCGTCACCTTACTCGTCGAGTAGCCCAGCGAGTTCCCCGCGTTTGTGGTGTTAGCGATGAGCTCGCCTTCCACGTCGTAGCCAAACAGGTTCTTGGCGGCCGACAGCTTCGACTTCTTGAAGCCGGACAGCAGTGCGTCGATCTGGATTGACTGCTGCGCGGCGCCGCCGAGCCCGTTGGTCTGGATGACCTGCACCTGCGGCTGCGTGTTGTTCAGCATCAGCGTCAGCGCCGACTCGTCGATCGTCGGCGAGAACATCAGCTTGAACGTGGCGCCCAGCGGGCCGCGGCCGAACACGTACGGCGCCTGGCTGCCCTGCGCGGTCAGGTACTCCTCGAGTGACCGCGCCCACGAGAACTGCCACTCGGCGATCTGGAATACCTGGGTGCCGCCCGTGGCGGGCCCGGCGATGCCGACCTTGGACTGCCACGCGGGCTGGCCGCGTATCGCAGACGGCGCCGGCGCGACCAGCGCGGACGGGTAGGCATGGTCGAACGACAGCGACTTGCCGTTCCACACGCACGCGCCCATCGCGTTACCGGAGAGCTCGAAGTCAGACAGGCACCAGTACGCATACTGCACGGCGAGCTTGTTGCCCGAGGTCGGGATCTGGGTGCGGTGGATCCATGTGTGCGACGGCGGCTGGCCGTTGATCGCACCCGAGGTGTAGCCGGGGTTCTGCGTCGAGAACAGGTGGACGTACGGGGCCGCGGTGTTCGTCACCGCATCGGAGCTCGCATGGTTCAGGCGCAACGGCGTCGTCGGGTCCAGCGTGATCGATGTGGACGCGCCGGACAGCACCTTGACGATCTCGGCGGCAGCCGCGGTGCTGATCTGGATGAACATACCGACCGTGAACGACGTGCCCACCGCCACGGTCAGCGTTGTCGCGCCGGCCACCGCGGGAGCGGTCAGGGTGGTGTTCGGCGCGACCGCCGCGCCGGTGGCCGAGTAGTCGCCGAACAGGTTGTGCAGGATATGCCCGATCGTGTCGGGATAGACAAACGAGCTCGGGATGGTGTGCCCGGCCCAGATCGGTCCCTGCAGCACGTCGTAGGTCGGCACCATCGAGCCGCGCAGCGACTTGTCGTCGAGCCAGGTAGCAAGATCCTCAGGCTCGTACGCGGCGACGGGGATCGTGGTGAAGGTGGTCGGCGCGACGCCCGCGCCGCCAATCTCCCTGCCGATGGCAGAGAAGGATTCGGCTACCGGGAACAGGCTGGTCGGGACTGGCATGGCAGGTTAGCCCTCCTGCCCCGCGGTAGCGGGCGCGGTCGGTTCGGGATCCGGCGCTCCTGCCTGCCTGGATCGTACTGCCACCGCCGGCGGATCGGCAGCCGGCGGCTCGTCACCTGCAACAGGACCGGGTGGTTCGTTGGAGGCCGGCTCGCCGGCTGCAACGTTCGCTGCAGCTTCGGCGGCCAGCGCATCCTGCACAGCCTGCCGCTGCTCCATCGGCGTCGGGTCGCGCTGGTCGTTCCCGGCCTCCTCGGGCCGGTAGGCGCCGTCAGGGTCAACGAAGTCGCCATCAGCGGGCACGTCAGCCTCGTCGGCGAAGTCGTACTCAGTGAACGGGACCGCTGCGACCGCAGGCACGTCGGTGCCCTTGGCGTAGTACCGCGTCTCGGGGTAGTACCGCCCGACGCGGCCGATGTAGAGCTTGGTGATCATCGGGCGTCTCCTATGCCTGGAAGTAGGTTGTTGCCTCAAACGTGACCATGCCGTGCGTCTCGAGCGCGCCGGCCGGGTCGGACTCGTCCATGAACTCCGGCTCGCCCATCACCGCTGAGATGCCAAACGGCTTCTCGCCAGCTTCCACGATCAGCCTGTTGTCTGGCCACGGCGGATTCGGGTACAGGCCAGGGTTCGTGGTGCCCAGCGTACGGTCCTGCCAGATGAGCTCGATGAAGGCCTCGATCAGATCGTCGAACTGCGTCTCGGCCTGCTCGGCGTAGGTGTAATGCGACTGCTGCCACAGGTGGCAGACGACGCGGTGCGTGTAGTCCCGCCAGCCGGAGACAGGGCCGCCGAGCGCCTGCCTGGTGAGTCGTGACGGCATCAACTGCACCGTCATCACGCACCCCGCCGACACGCCGGCCGCGGGGAAGAAGAACGAGTCAGGTACACCCTTGGCCTGGTAGGGAAATGCCGTGACCAGGCCGCTCGAGAGCAGAGGCCCGTTCTGGTAGTAGATGCCGAACGCCTCGCTGGCAGTCTGCTCGGTGCCGCCGAAGTACGACGCGATAGCCCGCTTGAGTAGCTGCCGGTAGAGCATCAGCCCCACCTCGGGTTGACGTACTTGGTGAGCAGCCGCTCAGCCTCGGACAGCAGCCCGCCTGCCTTGCCCCGCGAGTCCTGGGAACGCCGGATCGACGGACCCATCGGCGAGCCTGCGAACGGGCGCTCGCCCGCGACATCCTCGCGCATCAGCAGGCCGATCGCGTAGCAGATGACTGCCTGGTGGACGGGCCGGGGCATTTCGCCGACGCCGACGCCGATGTTGTGCGCCTTGGCCAGATTCGGCGTGACCGGGATGGCGCCCGCGACGGGCGGCCACGCGGGGACGGGCGGGACGTAGGTGGACTGGACGTAGATGACCTCGGTGGCGACGTTAGCGTCGTCCCAGATGCGCAACTGGTCGCCCGGCAGGATGCCGGTCGGGTCGGCCACCGAGATCGACGACGCGCCGCCCGATGGCGCGGACGAGAGCACGGTGTTCGGCCAGCCGGCGACGTAGGTCCATGCGATGAATGTCTCCTGCTCGGGCGACGGGACGTTGCCGAACTGCAGCATCGGGCCGGTGAAGAACAGTTGCCCCGACAAGGTGAACGACACCTCGCGGCCCTGGCCCTCGATCCACGGCGGCGACGCGGCGAGGTTCAGGCCGATCAGCCGGTTCGGGTCCGGCCCGTAGGACAGCGACACGACCTGCCGCACGGGCACGTGCTCAGGCTTGAGGTACAGCCGCCCGCGCCGGTTCGTCCGCGCCCGTGTGTTGCTCGACAGGACGTGCGCGCGGAGCGGCATGTTGCCGACGTAGTTCTCTGCCCACTGGCTCGCCGCGAGGAGCACGTCAGACAGGGCAGCGTCCTGAATGCCCGTAGTGACGTTGCCGGGCACGAGGTTCCCGACATCCATCCACGTCGGGTACGTCTTGAACTCATCGAGTGTCACGTAAGGCGCGAGGGACTGCTGCTGGTACTGGTACACCACCGGCGTCGTCATGTCAGCCTCCCGCGTGCGGGTTGCGCCTGCACACGGCGCCTCACCTGGTTAGTCGCGCGGGTGCGCCGAGCACCTGTCGGTGCCTGACACGACGTTGGCCTTGCACGCCGACCCGTCGCCCTTGGTGCCGGTGCAGATCGCGCCGGCTCGCGCCTCGATCCTGGCCAGGCGGCGCTGCAGGTCGGCGTTCTGCCGCATGAGCTCGGCCGTCAGCGCGCCGTCGCCCGCGTCGGCGGCAATCGGCGTCAGGGCCGGGATCTCGTCGGTGTGGTGCCGGCACTGGCAGGTGCCGTCCTGGCAGTCGCCGCAGCGGAGCTCGGCGCAGCGCCGCGACAGCCTGACCAGGATGTCGCCGAGACGCCACGAGCCGTGCACGCAGATCAGCGCGGTGTCGGGGTGCCCGAGGCCGACGAACGGGACATTGGGTCGGCCGCTGCGAGCGTGGCCGGCGAGCCTGGTCAGGTCATCCGGTGGCGGCAGGCACCCGTCGTCGCCGGTGCAGTACGGGATCTCCTCGCCGTCTGCCATGACACGGCCGGCGATGCCTGGCCGCTCGATCAGTGCGCTACTCACGATGACACTCCTGTCCGCAACGCCCGCAGGTGCGGGTGAAGCTGCCGAATCCGCAGGCTGGGCAACGGTATCCGATCCGCTGCCGGGTAGTGCCCGACAGGGACGCATACGCGCCGCCGACCGCCACGACATCCCTTGCCACGTCGTCAGCTACATCAAAGACACGGCCGGGATGGTTGCCGCCCCAGGTGCGGCCATCGCTGGCCTGCACCTGCGCGACCTCATGCCCGAGTATGACCTTGGTCACCGGACGACGTACACCATCAGCGGGTGGCTGGCCGCGTCGCCGTGGCTGTACCCGAGCACCGACGCGCCCTGGACCGAGCTCGCCGTGCCCGCGGGCGTGGTGGTGTGGTCGCTGGTCTTGCGGCTGACCCGCTCCATGTTTCCTCCTATGTGGGTGACAGCGCCGAGTTGCTGTTCTTGCCGCCGGCTTGCGCAGCGGAGAGCAGCGAGGCCGGGATGCCCGCGAAGCCTGCGAGCGCCTGGCCGCTGATCACCACGTCGCCTGTGTCAGTAAGCGTAGGCGTTGCGGCGCCGTCCCACGAGAAGGTGATGGCGGGCAGCGCCGGCCCGGCTGCCCCTGCAGCCGTGGCCGACGATACGCCGCTGAATGCCGTCACTGCCGGGTTACGCCTGCAGCCCGACGATCGCGCCTGACCAGGCGGGCGCGTACGGGATGAAGGTGCCCAGGTAGTACGTCGAGAAGTCGTACGTGAACTGGATGTCCGGCCAGTCGTAGCCCACGTAATCGACGACGTTCTCGACCTCAAAGGTGTTGCTGACCTGCGAGTCCGGTACCGGCAGCGTCTTTGACCACGCGAACGACGTGCCGAGCGGCATGTACGGGTGGACCGCGAAGTCAACGAACTTGCCGGTGGTCTGGTTGACCATGCCGGTCACGACCGAGCCGACCGTGACACCCGACACCTCGTCACGCGACAGCGTGATCCGGTAGCCGCCAGGGTTACCCGAGGACAGGCCGGTGCCGCCGCCGTGCTCGACGAACGTGCCCAGCGCCGAGCGGATCACGCCGTCGACGTACACCACGTCGGGGTCGGCGAGGAGCTTCTGGCCGTACAGCGTGGCCGTTCCGCTCTGGGCGTAGTTCCCCGGCTCGGTGCCCGCGCCGTAAATCGTCTTGAATAGCGTCTGCCACGGCGTGTCGCCCTGCGCCGGAGCGCCGGCCTGCCCGATGCCAGAGATCGAGTTCACCGAGTTCGCCGCAGTGGCCTGCGCCGCGTAGGTGGCGACGTAGCCCGACACGGCCGGGTTGAGCAGGACGGTCAGGAACCCGTCGTAGCCGTTGACGTTGGAGCTCGAGTCGGCCGCGTTCTGCGCCAGGGTGCCCGAGGTGTTGTTGAAGCTGGTCAGGACGGTGCCGGAGGCCAGTGCGCCAGGCGTGCCGTACGGCACGGTGGTCTGGTAGAAGAAGTTGCCGGTTGCCGCGGTAAAGACGTAGACGTTCCACGCCCATGCCCCGGCGATGGTCGCCGGCCAGGCCGTGACGGTCAGCGTGCCCGGCGAGCCGCTGATCGCGGTCGTGGTGACGACGTTGCTCGGAGGAGACTCGCCCCAGCCGCCGACCGCGGTGACGAAGATCGAGTAGGTGCCCAGCGGGATCGTGCCGCCGCCGCCCGCAGCGGACGATGATGCGGTCAGGCCGGAGGGGGTCGCCAGCGCGCCGGTGTAGCCGTTGGCCGAGGCGCCGCGCGAGTACAGGAGCGCCTTCTCCTCGCCGACCATGTGCGCCCACAGCGTCGCGGTGTGGGAAAGCTGCCGGATGTCCTGGAACCCCTGCGCGATGTACTGCTGCTTCCACGACACCGAGTCGGACAGGGACATCTCGGTGTAGTTGATGGTCTTGGAATCGGCCGCGTAGTTGATCTTCTGGCCGCGCCGCAGCGGCACGCCGGTGCTGCCCTGCACCCCGCCCGTGGTGGTGGACTGGCCGCCGAACTGCGGCAGCGCGATGCCCTGAGCGGTCGGGAACTCCGAGGCGAGGAATGGCGCCTGGTCGGCGACGCCGCCGACGTTCGCGTTCGTCCAGCCGAGGATGCGCCGGAACTGCACGGCCGAGCCCTTGCCGTTGTTCGTCCGCGGCACGGTGTTGCGCAGCGGAGTCTCGCGCGGCACGAGGAGCTTGGCAGGGTCTTGCAGGTTGTACGGGGCAAGCTGGGTGTTGTAGCCGCCCGTCTCGGGATACGCCTGGTTCCAGTCCTTCGACACGTCGTCGCGCAGCGACGCGATGTCCTGCTGGATCGCGGCAAGCTGGTCGGTGCTGAGCCCCTTGGTCAGCGACTCGATCTGGCCGAGGCGCCGGTCAAGCTGGGAACGGTCGCCGCGCTCGCGGATGCCCTCGCCGCGCACCAGGACGTACCTGCCCGAGTCGTGCTGCTCGTGCGCGGCCTTGAGGAGTTCCTTGTACTCCTCGAAACGGCGCGTGCGGGCAAGGCCGGGCGGCAGGTCAGGGATGTGCGGGCGGCCGGTCGACCCGGCGAAAATCTGCTGCACAACTGACATGAACGGTTCTCCCTGCTAGCGGGCACCGCAGGCAGGGAGAACACGGTTACTGCAGCTTGGCAGCGCGGTCCTCAGCCTCGGTGGCCAACTGACGGTAATCCGCGGCCATAGCGCCGTCGCCGCACTCAGATGCGGTCTTGCGGTATTCGGCCGCCTTCGCCAAGAGCTCGTCGCGCGTCGCGCCGCCGTCAGCGGGCGTGGTACGCGGAGCTACCGCGGTCATCGGGCCGCGGGGCACGGGCTGGGCTGCGGCCTTCTCCATGAAAGCCGCGACCGGCTTCAAGGACTCTGCCACTTGCTCGGCGACGATCTCTCGCACCTCGTCGGCGGTAGCGTACTTCGGATCTGCGTTGCCGTCCATCGTGTCCTTCCGTGCTGGCTTAGTCGCCGGCCCCTTCTTGGGCTTCTTGGCGAGCGGGTTAGAGGCGCCGAGCTCGCGTGCGCGGCGGGCGATCAGGCGCCTGGCGGCCTGCCAGTTGCCGTGCTTGGAGCGGGCCAGGATGGATGCCCTGCGCAGCGCGTCCTTGTCGGGGATCGGGTACGAGCCATCGGCGAGCGCGTTGCCTGCCTTGGCGTGGCGGCGCCGCTCGGCCGCCGAGAACTTGCGCTTGGCCTTGGCGAACCGGCGCCCGATCTTCACCACGTCGTCGATGTCGTGCGCGGCCTTGCCGAGCTCGGCCTCGAGCGCGACGGCGAGCGCCTCATCCTCAGCGTCGCCGAGGGCGGTGATCGCGGCGTCGCTGAGCTCGCTCTCGTCCTTGATCACCGGCTCGGCATCGGCGTGCCCCGGCGCGCCGAGCATCTTGCCGAGCGAGGTGTAGGCGTCCATCATCATGTTCGCCGCGTTGCCTGACTCGCGGTTCTTCCAGCAGCGGACAAGGCAGGCAGCTTGCGCGAGGAGCTCGATGTCGTCTGTCTCGTCATGCTCGCCCGCGGAGAGTTCCCGCGCCTCGGACTCGATGGCCTGCCCGATCAGCGCGAGGATCTGCTCGGCCAGGTCGATGTCCGGCCCCTCGTCGATACCGCCCTCGGGGTGGACATCCTTGGCCGCGCCGCCGACCGCCTTCATCAGCAGGAAGTTGATGCCGTTAGCCGGGGCGAACACGCCGTCAACACGGTCGGCGGCCAGCTTGATGATCTCGGTCAGGTCAGGGTCGAAATCGCCCGCGTCGGGTGCGGCTGCGGGCGCCTCGGGCGGCGCGGTGGTCATGCTAGCTCCTCAGCGATCCGGTGCGGGCGCGCGACGCCGGCCGGCGCTGCGCCTTGCCTTGCGGTGACAGCCCGCGCATGCGGCCCGCCTCGATCTCAGCCCATGCGTCGGGCTCCCACACGACGCCCATCAGCCAGTCGCCCGACTTGACCACGTACTCGCTGCCCTCGGGCTGCCAGTCCGGCGCGCCGTCCGGCCAGACGTACGATTCGACGACCTCACCCGCGCCCTCGCCGTCCTTGGCATGCCACGCGCCGACGACACGATGATCCTTGAGGTACGCCCACGCGGCGTCCTGCAGCACTTCCTTGCCCACGAAGTCGCGGTAGCCGTCGCGGGCCTTCGCCACGTCAGGCTTGTCAGCGGGGTAGGCCACGGCCAGGGTGTAGCGCCTGGTCGGCTCCGACTTGATCAGCCGGCCGGCGACTGTGCTGCCATCCCAGCCGTCCTGGCCAGGGCTGACAGTGACCGAGCGCCCGTTCTCGTCGGTGACCGTAACGGTGAACGTCACATCCGCTCCTCGGGGTCTTGCAGGGTCTTGCCGTCCAGCGCCTTGCGCACCATCGCCATCCGCTCCTCATCATGTGCGCGGAGCACCTCGAGGTGGGTCCGCGCCAGGTGCGGCCCGTGATGCTTGTGCCACCACGCGGCGAGCCGCCGGCCGATCCGGTCACGGAACAGCCACACCGCAGCGCCGGCGACGGCCACCCATTCCAGGCTGGCGATCATGTTCGACCAGGTGCCGCCGGCCGGCCACGAGAAGAACAGGTGCCACACGCTCATGGGGATCATCCTCGCCTGCCCCGCCATGCCGGGCCGAGCCTCGCCTAGCCCCGCCTCGACGGGCCAAGCCGCGGCTGACCTTTTGGGTGCATCGTAGCCTCACGCAGCGCGAACCGCCTCAACCGGCAGCAACGCGCACCTGCACCGCGGATGGGCAGGCGGCCAGGCGTTGCCGCTCGGGTACTGCTCGCCGAGCAGCAGCGCACCTGCGCGCTCGTTCTCAGCGCACCGGGCGCACACCGCGGCGTCGTGCTCGGTCTGCCACGAGGCATACATGATGGCCGCCTCGCGGTACACCGCGACCGCGGCGGCCCACTGCGCGCGGGCGAGCTCGGCCCACGCGATCCACTCGCCGGCCGA